CCACTCGTCGAGACCCCCCTTCAGATAAGCAACAATATAAAATTAACCTTGAATAATAAATATAAATAATCTTACACACAAAAAGGGCATTACCTTAAAAGTAATGCCCGCTATAATTATACTGTTATTACCATGAACTAGTGTTAACAAGAACCTGTATATAACAGAAATTCCATTTTTCTTGTGTTACATTGCAAACGCCTACACATGTTCTATCTGTATTAACCTCTAAAATACCCGGTAACATTAACGCTACCCCATTAATGGTGGCATAAATCAGTATACCGCCAAATATACTTCTTTTCTGAGTAGGTGCCGGGAATGATGATGGGAGGGTGAATAATACGGAATTATTAGCAATCATATTGTTTGAATTATTGAAAGATCCAACAATTTCACCGTACAGATTTAATAGGTAAAGTCCGCTATTTCGACAATAATTTACTGTATGACTCTCCCAAGGAGTGCCGACCGGTTTTGTCAGTGCTGTGCTTGCACTCCAATTAAATCCATTAAGTTTTGATATAGCCGCATTAGCATTTGTATTAGCTGTATTAGCTGTACTAGCGGCATTGTTAGCCGTAGTCAAAGCCTGGCTTGCATTTTCACTAGCCGTATTTACAAGCGGGGTTAACGTGTTTACCGCCTGTTCTGCGCTAGTGGCTTTAGCAAGTGCATTTCCAGCATCGCTAGTAGCACCGCTTATTTCGCTCTGGTTAGTTTTCATGCCAGTGTCTATTTTTAGAAAAGCGTCATTTAAATCTCCTAAAAATGTTGGCTTATCTGTACCTACCCACTGTGGAAGATCGTAATTAGCTGTATGGTTTGTTGCTCCCATTATTTAACCTCTCTTTCTTACTCATTAACCTTTAATGTGTCGTACTGTGTAGCCGTGATGCCATCCTTTGCAGTACCAACAGTAAGGTAATTTTTAAGTTTAGCTGTAATAGCGTCCACATCGTTCTGTAGATTATTTAAAGCCGTTGTAACTGTAGCAATTTGTTCGTCAACATATTGCTTCGTTACACCGCTTGCCTGTCCCTGACTTAGTTCGTGCAAAGCGGTATCGATTTTAGTCATTGCTCCATTAAAATCTGTTAGCCAACTAGGCTTATCAGTTCCAACGAATTCCGGTAATTCATAATTAGCTGTCTTATTTGTAGCGCTCATTTTTTCCTCTCTTTATGAAATAATTTGAGATGCTGTACTATCGAATGTATATGCAGTATAAGCATACCCATCTAGTGTAGTAGCGTCTTTGTCTTTTCCATCAAAAGTACTAGCATCTATTGACAGTGGTCTGGTAGTCTGAACGAATCTATACAGCACATCCTGTATTCGATCATAACTCCCATTTTCAAAATCGAAAATATAATGTGGATAATATTTCCCAAACCATTCCCTACCATACACATCAAATTTAATTGCGCTTAAGTCCATGTTATCAAATGATGTGCATGTTATACCGTAGTCATCAAATTCTAAAGCTGTAACTCCCCAATATCTCAATGTATCATAGATATCATTTACAACTTTATCAATGCTTTCTTTATAACCTGTAGTCGGATTAAAAATAAGTATTTTTCCTAGAATGCTTTCATCCACATATTTTTTAAGCTTTTCTATTTCTACGGCTATAAGTTGTTTGATACTGTTATCAGCGTTATCAATATAAGTATATACTTCAAAAATTCTTTTTGAGATTTCTTCATATACTTCAGTGAATTTTTGCCCTGTTTCAGTAACAAATTCCGCATAGGTTGTTTCTATGAATGTCGATAGTTTTCCATCAACTTCATTGATCTCATTTTCCAACAAAATGGTTTGTTTTTGGTTTTCACTATCAACATACGTTTTTAATTCATTTATTTTTTGATTCACATAGTTCTCAAAATCAACATTGATATTATTCAACGCTTCTATCACTTCGTTGATTTTATCCTGTATTTTACACATCTGATCGTAGGGAGAAATTGAATCAGTGTAAGTTACGGGAAGAATTCTTGTGAATCTGCAACAACCATAATAAGGTTTTAACATTTTAACCTCCTTTCTGATTAATAAATACCGAAAAAGAGATCGCTTAATTCTCCAATAATATCCGCATCTATATTCAAAAACGTGCTTCTAAATTTATTCAGCATATCTGAATAATTTTCTGTCCCGTTTTTTCCTGACACATGCTCTATATAATCCTCTAAGTTATTAAGCGTTTGATTGTTTAACACAGTTCCAGTATAATTACTTGTTGCGTTAGAAGAATTATTAGCCGTGTCTTTTGTGGCTGTTGTCAAGTATTTCATGCTGTCAATTCCATCCAGCCCGCCTTGTGGTGTATTATTGAATAAATTATAGCTTTCTGAATTGCTTGTGGTATTAGTGTTAGATTCCCCATTCCTGTTTTCATTAATATCCCTTTTTTCATCCCTTTTCCTGTTATAAGTCCTGTATAAATCAGTATCAAACATGGGATTAAATTTGATTAACTCTGACTCATACAATTTATTATAATACGGCATGATTACATTAAACCTTGAATCTAGTTCAAGTAACCAGCGGCCAACCGTATCCCAGCATATTTCCCTGGTAAAATAATGTTTTATTATTTTTGTTTCAAGCACAGGTTTATAGTCACTATCAAATATAGGGTAATTGAATCTAAAAATTTTAGGTCTAGCCAGATTAATAACGTTATCAATTTCATCATATCCAGCCGGGGTAGTAAGTCCTGCAAATGATTCACAGATGGTTTTTAGTTGAGCTGTGTACACACTCATTCTTCCTCACTCCTTTCCCCTAAAATATCTTTATCATCAACTATATTAAGATCTTCATTAAATTCAACACTTATGTTTAATTCAGGAAACATTCTGTTTATTTGATCACAAGCTTGTTTTCTGGATTCCAGAACGCTGAACCTGTTTGCCATGGTTCCTCCCATTGACCTTGAAACTTCATCGGAAATCAATCTTTCCTTTTTCTGAAAACTGACATTTGATATACCTAATGCTGTAAGACATTCATTCCAAGTTTGCGTTTTAAGTTCTGTAAGTTTGTCGCTTACATATGGTGCATCGGTTTTTAACACACTTAAATTTTTTGTGTCAACATATTTGTCTTTAAATATAACAGGCTCATTTCCATCATACTGTTGATACAGGTTTTTAAGTGTAAGTAACTGATTTTCAGCACATGTAATTAAAATAGGCGTTTTTTGTGCTTTTATATTAATATCAATTGTCCTATCTATTTCATATAGTTTTAAAGCATACAGTTCTATATCAAGCATACTAGGGGTGTGAATTAAATTGTTAAATATTAAAACACTATCTTCATTTGTTAAATTCATCTGATAACCGTTTGTGGCATATGCCATTCTATACTTTGGTATTCTATAGACGGTTAACTCACCACCTATCGTAGATTCCAATGCTAAATACCCCATAACGTCATCTCTGAAAAAACAAGCATAACCTTTACAACACAATACTAGCTCTAAAAATCTACTATCTACGCTAGGTGGTAAATTGTTCCACTTAAAGCGCGATATAGCTATAGATAATAGACGCTCATAATACATGATAAAGGTTTGATTATTTCTTTTTCTACTTTCCCAAAAGTTTCTATTTCTACCCATATAAGCTCCTTAAAATGGTGCGCTATTATCTAGCGAGTAATCACCCACCTCATCAGCATTTCTCCAAAAAGTTATTCCACGCTCATATATTCTTTTTATTAATGATAAATCTGAAGATGGGCAATGTCCATTTATATTACAATTTTTTACTTCGACGTAGTTCCAGTGTGGCCGACCAGATATTCTAGGAACTTTTACTTCATTTGTGGCATATCCGAACATGTCAAAATATGAATCAATTTTTCTAGCATATTCAGCATTAATAGACATATTGTAGCACCAAAAGTCAAGTGCGCCTCTAGCATACATGGCATTTCCACTGATAGATCCTTGTATGGCAAGTCCTCTGCTAGATTCCGCAATTGCTGAAGCAGTTTGTTTAGAGAGTGATCCAGCAGTATGCACCGCGGCCATAGTTGAAGTTATATTTTTTTGCTCTTGATTATTCACATCACCTAAGTAGTTCATTAGGTTGAGTCCATCATTAGATGGCCCATTTATAGCCATTTGTAATAGTTGACCTGTCACAATATTAGTAATCATATTTATTCCAAAAACACCAACGTTTTGAGCTACCCATGCTTTGTAAGAATCAATTGCGTAGGGACATTGTGGAAAACCGTCTATAACCAAACATTCATTATATCCGTTTGTTGCACCTTTATAATTTTTAGGTTGTAGTAAAACACTAGGGTTGCAACTAACTTCACCAGACAATTCAAATGTAACCAACATATTATTTTTTGTTTCGTCAAAAAATTCATACCTATAAGTTGCAGTTGCGCCCATTGAATTATTAACCAAAACAAAACAATAAGGATATGTCAACAACTTTTTATTTCTAGGCGTATATCCGTCTAAATTTGATGGTCTTCTGCTATGCTCATAATTTTTAACAACCGATGTATTAAAGGGAGTCATATCAAAAAATTCTTTTGAAGCCATGAATATGCATACAATACCATCTTTTTGATTCTTTTCGGTTACTGTATCAATGTCGTTGTTTAACCTGTTCACACCGTCTTCTGTGATATCATACCCATAATATTCTATTCCTTGATATATACCGCACATCATACCTCTTGCTCCGCCTGACACTACTCCGGCAGATAGAGCCATGATTATAATATGACTCTGGCTTAATCCTGCTTTAGATGTGTAATTGCACACATACTCTCCAATAGGAAGACTCTCTCCCTGTAAATTATCGCCGGGTTTATCTGTTAATGGATGTTCACGAACAACAAACGACTCTTTCAATGTGCAATGGAAAAACCATGTCTGCATTACATCAATTTCATAATAGATATATGTGCAAGCATTATTTACATATTGTACATTTGTAATAAAAGCGTAAAACCATGTATTATCATATGCTGTGTTTTGAAACATCATATAGTTACAATTATATACATCGCCCGGATTAACGTCTATTCTTAATACACCATCATCTATTCTTTGATAAGATAGTTCGGTAAAATTGAGTTTAGTTTTACCTAGAAAGAAATTAATCTGTTGTGACATACTTTCAAAGTATAGCGTGTTTTTATATGTATTATCAAGTGGTATATCATATAATAATCTTAGTTGCGTATTTGGTGTTATATACATATGAACTCTTTTCTAAGGTAGAGGGCTTTCGCCCTCATTCCTTATGATATTGTGATTCTACAGGTTCCGGATTTTTTCGTATCGTATGTGCTAGTAGCTGTAATAGTAACTGAGCCGCTTGCCCCAGTTCCAATTGTTACAAGTCCGTTAGAATTTACTGTCACGTTTTCCAAACTGCTAGACCAGGTAACAGTTTTAGGAGCAAAGTTTGTGCTAACAACTTAGCTGTATAGTTGAACCTACAGAGCCACTAGCCGTTGAAGGCTCTACTGTTACGCTAGTGATAGTCGGCGCACCTGGGACGAATGCGACAGCATTATGGAACGGAGAAATAGAAAATGTTTTCCAGGTATGGTACCAATAATTCCAGTAAAGCCCTTCCCCGTTGTACTGCTCTGTAAAGTTGTAAAAATTGTCGAATATCATGAAGAAATATCTGTCAACCATTACAGCCGGAATATTATCCAACGCCTGTAAATCATCTTCTGATATTTCCGTGTAATTAGGATCTTCAGCGAACAACAATTTAAGACGGGCATTGTCAAGATTTCCAAAACTATCTACAAGTACACGCCTACCCATGAATTCCGCTTTATCCATGTTAAACGCTGATGCTAAAACTTCAACATCCATGGTTGCATCAAATTTTGCATTAATCAGTATATACTGATCTGATTTATTAGTGTATGTCTCTACTCCATTATAGTTATATTTATTGCTCAAAAACTCTAACGAATTTGAAACACCTTTAATAGTTGCTACGATAGATTTCATGTTATCAGTTGAAACTGTATCGATCTGATTTGCATAAATGTTTCCGGCAATCAAATGTTTGGCAAGAAGATATTTCATCGTTATGAATTCATCATAATTTGCTCCTGTGTACATGGCATCTACAATTCTAGCAATTAAATCAGTGATTCCATTCCAGCTTAAAAATGCCTGGCGAAGCTGATCGTTGGAAATAGTTGCCTTATAGAATTTGGTATAATTCATCACATGAAAAGCCGCTCTTACGTCTGGAATTTCCCTCTTGAAAATTGTGGTTTCCGCTCTTTCCTGATTGAACTCGAACGGCTTCGCAATATTCACGAAAATTTCTTCGATGGTTTCACCAAACTCAAGCATTCCCTGTTTCATAAATGCCCACGGATTGCGATATAACTTAGATGTTACAAGTACCATACCTATTCTATTTACAAGAGCAGATAAAAATTCATTCTGCAAGGCTGGATACTGCATGATAATGGCTCCAATTTCTCTTACAGAATCAAGTGAGCCTTCTGCGTAGGGAACCATATCCTGATAGTTAGGGCTTGCGTTAGCTCTAAGCGTATTTAAAATTTCTACTGAATTAGCATTAAGCGTTTTTACCTGAGGTTTAGTCGGCATAATTATTAACCCTCTCTTTCTTCAAATAATTCTTCATAAGTTCTTTTTTTACCGTCGTCTGAAACATTTTCTTTTTGTTCCTCTACGACTCTCTCCGGCGTTGTGATTGCGTCAGCAGAAGCATTAAAGCGCTCCATATAGCGTCTTCTCCATTCGTCATCGTTTTCTCGATATCTGGATTCCCAATCAACGCTAGCTCTACTCTCCCAATCTCTCAACGTGTCGGTAACATCTTCTACAAGCTGAATAGCGTCATCTGATATATCATCACCAATACGTCTTCTAACACTATCCAATAATTCGTCTGTGGTTCTTATAGCCATAACCTTTGTTTCTCCTTTCATTTTTTAAATACATGAACATTAATTTTGATTCTTGTATTTGAGGCGGTTTCGGTTGTTCCCCTCCGCCTGCATTTAGGTCGAAAATATCATCGCCTGTTACTAAAGCGTTTAAAGCTTTATCTCTTTGTGATATAGCTGTGCCTGGTAGCCATCTTCCGGCATCCCCGTCCCCGTATGTATCATAAGTATAATTTATAATATCTACATGTGACATACCTGCGCAATTTGCATATTTTCTAGCCGCTGTTATTGCCCCGCTACGGATAGCCATGGAAAACAGTGAACCTAATACTACTGCACCTTTATCCTTAATATCATAATTATAATTGTTAGTAATATAATCAATAGCTGGCTGTAAGTATTGTTCTATAGCTACGGCGTTTTGTGCCGCTAGAAAATCTGATGTATAATTAATTGCGTAATTCGCAAATAATGAATGTAGTATATTGTTATTTACTAGCTGAGTATTTCCAGCACCCATCGCTATGAATGGCGTGAACCCGTTAAATTGTGGGTAATTATTCACACAATACTGCATAAAAGGAACTAAACCATATCTATAATCAAACTGATACGCACCATAAGCTCTTCCTCTGTCACCCATTACTGCGAGAGATTGTGTACTTCCGTAAGGGAATCCACATTCATTGGGAACCCATCCCATCCAAACATTGTAGCTATTTGCTGGCGTAGCACCGTTTCCATATTTATACACATATGTGTATGATGCTGGATCACTTGCATACGTATTGATGGATACTTGTTGATCTAACGGGTATGTGTCAGTGTGGGCACCCATGGTAATTCTATTTTGATACACCATTTCAGTATGACCACGCCTCCATACTATATCACCAGCATTCCATTCAACGCTTGCCGGGTGTTGCGTAAAGCCAGCGGCTAATAAATAATCCGGTTCACTGGCCGTTGTGAACCATGGATTTGTCTGAAAAAAGTTTCCAACAGTTAGACCTTCAGACATCAAACTAGAGCAATCATAATATTTAATCCCATTTACAATTTGCCCTTGTCTGTAAGCTTGACTATATCCAACATTTGGCGCATTGCATTGTCTTATTACCCAATTATAAGCGGCGGTTATATCTGGCATTATTTTACATACACCTCACCATTGTATACACCTGCTACCCACCCTGACGGACATCTTAACCAAATATCTTTTCCAACTTTTTTAATCTCTAAAGCCGTAATTACTGTACCAGCGTCTAAGCATCCGTTTTTATCCTTGTCATGTCTTCGCCCATCTACTGTTAATTCATCGTGTGTTTTAGCCCTGAACATAATTCCGGCACCTGTTCTAACGCACATATTATATTGTAGTGTGTAGTCATAACCCTCATTATAGGTATAACCTGTATTTGTGTTTTGCTCAGAGTATCTCAAATGATAATCCCACGGGTGACTATAATAGGAGCGGATACAAAATTCTTTACCAGTCTGATCGCCAGATTGTCTTCCAATAATATCGCCGTTTTCATCGATTGAAGCGTGTACAATATTATCAGCATCAACGCACATTACAACATGAGAACCTACAGCAAGAAAAATATCCCCACGCTTTCTAGTGGTATTAATTGGTATAGATTTAAACCCAACATTAATAAGCTGATTATATAAATTTCTAGTGGTGGAAAATTTAGATACGTTAAACCCGCCTACTATGAGTGATTCAGACAAAGACGATGAACAATCATAGTCTGGACCGTATCTATTGACCTGTGAATATCCATGTCTATCATCGTTGGCTAAGTCAACCATGTGCTGTACACTTTTTTCAATGTCGCCCATATTAAGCCTCCTTGTGGATTAAGTCCATCTTGTCGCATAATTTTTGAATGACCATAGAATTATTATTTAAGGATTCTGTTATTCCACTCATTTCAGAACTATGCTGATCGTTTATTTCTTTTATTTGCTGTCTTTGTTTGTCGTTAGAATCTTTTATGTACCACACTAATATGATACACATGACAATTGGAAATCCTAATGATGATATCACGCTTGCTATCCCGTTCCAGTCCATAAGCGACTCCTTTCATTGATCTATATTAATTATATCATAAATCTTGCCTAATTACAATATGTGTGGTATAATTAATTAAAGAAATATTCATATATTTATTAAGGATGTGTTACAAAAATGTTACAAAAGTATTACGACGGAACAAAACTTTTGTCGATGAAAGACATAAACGGTAAGAAGCCCGAACTTTTCATAATAACGGGAAATCGTACGTCAGGTAAAACAACTTATTATGGCAGATATTTTATGAACAGATTTTTCAAGAATAAAGAAAAATTTGGCTTGATATATCGCTATAATTATGAATTAGATGATTGTTCAGATAAGTTTTATAAAGATTTGTCTGATTTATTTTTCCCAGGGACTACTATGAAATCTGAAAGAAAAGCTGGCGGAATTTTCCATGAGCTTTTTGTTGATGAGGTTAGCTGTGGTTATGCTCTCTCGTTGAATAGTGCAGATCAAATTAAAAAATACAGTCACTTATTATCTGACATAACGAAACTATTATTTGATGAATTTCAAAGTGAAACTAACCACTACTGTTCAGATGAAATAAGAAAATTTATATCGTTACACACTTCAATTGCACGTGGTCATGGTGAGCAAGTTAAATATGTTCCCGTATATATGCTTTCTAATACAGTATCAATCATCAATCCGTATTATGTTGAAATGGGTATAACAGATCGGTTGAAAAATGAAACTAAATTTTTAAGGGGCGATGGTTATGTGCTTGAACAAAGTTTTCTTGAAAGTGTTTCGAAAGCTCAAAAAGCCAGCGGATTCAACAGGGCTTTTAGTAATAACAGTTACGTTGCTTATTCTTCTGAAAATGTTTATCTCAATGACAATACATCTTTTATAGAAAAGCCTGAAGGCACGTCCAATTATTTATGCACTATTAGGTATAATGGAAATGATTATGGTGTAAGAGAGTATGCTACAGAAGGTGTTATATATTGTGATTCAAAGGCAGACAGCCAGTTTAAATTAAAGATAGCTGTAACTACAGAAGACCATAATATTAATTACATAATGCTTAAAAGGTGTGGCTTTTTGATTAACACCCTTAGATATTATTTTGAAAAAGGTTGCTTTAGATTTAAAGACCTTAGATGTAAAGAAGCTATATTAAAAACATTATCATATTGATATCTAAAACCGCCAGCGTATATGTATGTAGTAGGGAGACACGTTTTAAATGTAACGCCTGTTATATATCCATCAATGTCAGATGCTTATACGCACCGGTTATTAAGATATAATAAGAGAGGGAGCAATCCCTCTCTTTAATGTTATGAAAAAGCATCGTAAAAATTTCTTTCCATTGTTTTATATTTATTTTCTAATTCTTCATATTTCTCTTTTAAGTTCATATTTTCTTGCTTTAAATCATACTTTTCTTGTATTATATCCGTGATGAATGAATATCGGCGTAATAAATAATTCTTTATTTCATTGAGGTCCCTTGATAACACATCTTCATCTACTATTTTATCATATAAATTATCAATAAACTGACTAGAAATATTTTGCATTTGGTCAACATAATATGGATTAAGCATAAATTCTTTTGCTATTATCCTTATACAATCTTTCAAAACTTTTATATCATGTTCCATTTCTTTTATACATTTTGTCATTTAATTTACCTCATTTCATATGTTGTTTCCTTCAATACAGTTCCGCCCTTAATTCTTTTAGCAACTAATTTACCCTCTAATTTTAATCCAACCTTAAAATCTGTTAAATCATATTCACCTTTTTCTATTTTATCAATAAATATCTTTTTACTTCTTTCCGGTATTCCGGCGCCTTTTACATCATAATAAGGTGTATCAATCTTTCTCTGGTTCTCATGAGTCACATGCTCAATATATGTTTTCTGACGTGTAAATATAGCTCTATCCCAAAACGATTCTAATTTCCAGTGACAAAACTTAGATTCATGCACAGGTATATCAACTAAATCTTCAGGCGACATATCGTCACAGTGTAGACTGTCTGTATCAGCATACGCAAAACCTGGCTTGTCTGCACCATAAAAATTTTTTTGTGCCGCGCGTATGGTAAAATTTCTTGCATATGATGTTATAGCTGAACCACACGGTATATAACCAGGTTGTTTCTTGTTTTCTTTGATGGGCTTAAACCCTATAGAACCATTATCTTTAATGTATGCAATTTTAAATGAGCTATCGTCAGAAGCCGCTAACTTACCGTAGAGGTTATTCATAAAAAGCTTTGCTAATGTCCGTATGGCTCCTTTTGATTCCTCTTTAATTTTTTTGTACAAATTAATGTATTCATCAAATAGCCCTATCTCTGAATGGAACCAACACCCATCTAATATGACACAGTCGACAAGTTCGTAATGCTCCTTAAACAATATCCAGTCTATCATTGTTAGAGTTAGAGTAACCTCAGTTGACTTTACTGATCCATCTGGCATAATTAATTCCTGACAATAACTATTTTGCTCGTCGTCCCATACATCGCTTGTAGTCAAGCACACATTGCCTAAATACATAAATGAGTTTTTTATCTGTATAAATGGCAACATTCCATCTTTTAAATAAAATCTACATCTTACACGCACAAAATAATACGCATGTTCCGGCATGTCAGGTATATAGTCACCGCTCCAAAATTTCGGTTTTCCCACTGGATAATAGTTTCCGGAATCAGAATGCATTTCAGATGGGTACAACGAGTTAACATCTGCTGTCAAACCATTTTTTAATATCCTACCTTGCTTTCCTTCTACGTAATAGCACCAACCACCCTTATAAGATCGCTTAATATATTGGCCTGCATTTTCAGCTCCGTAAGTTTTTTTATCTAGTAATATATCATACATATTTGGGAATAATATGTTGTAATATTCCTTGTCATATGTACGTTTAAATTCCTTTAAACAACATGAGCCTATAGTTAACGAGTCATGGCCCTGATCGAACATTATTTCAAGAGCTTCTTTTACGACTAATACATCATTTGCAATGTACTTTTTCTCTTTAGGCGTTATTTCACAACCTGAGAATCTAAATCCCTTGTATTCCATATCAAGTTTTTTATGTTTTGTCCCAAAACTTTTGCCAATTTCAGCCACGCTAAATGGTAAAAGCTTCAGGGAGTCACGTATTTCTATTATCTTATTATTTACTTTTATGATAATATTATACCATGCTCCACGATCTGAAATAGAATACTTAAATTCCTTATTGAACATTTTCTTTTCTGACTTCCATTCTATAAGCTCACCTTGTTCTGTCTTTATCTTGAGATAAGCCTGTTTAAATCCTAGATTTTCTATTAAAAATGGTAGCCAGAAAGAACCGTCAAATTTTAAGTTGTGATAGTAAATACATATATTACCCGGAAGCGCTTTTAAATAATTAAACGTATCAAGTAGTGAGTGGTGTATTATCACGCTTTCAGAATATAACGGAACTACAGCAGATGCCCATACCTCTGTATACTCTTGATTATCATATACTGTAGTTTCAAAATCTCCTACAAAGTAAGTAAAATCACGTTGTTTCATACGATTCTAAACCGTCTAAAATGTCTGAGACATTAATTACATCCTCATTTGTCATTCCGGGCAAGTCTCCAAACATTGCTTGACAATAAGATATAATTGCTGAGATGCTATCCCCAAACAGTTTTGAGCGGTTTAGATAGTCTGATAATGATTCTGCATTATTTTCAAGCCTAGTAGCCACTGCTTCACGTCCTGATATGTCTATTGCGTTATTAAGTGCTTGTATAACAATATCAGACACTTTTTTTGGAAAACCTAATATCTGTCTACGATAATTACGGATAACAATATCAACAAAAGATGCTCTAGCTTTTTTAGCTTGTTTTTTTCGTAATATACCTTTATAGGCCGCTTCTCTTCTTTCTAGTTTTCTGCCTTCTACACCCGATAAAATTTCGGCCGTATCTTCCACACTATAAATAGAATAGGAATATAAAATACTCGGGGTGATTTTGCTTAAGTCATTTACCGGGGTATTTCTTATAAGATACGATACATCTTCATTGTTAAAGACAAACCCTCTTGCCGTCGCATTTTTAATAAAGCGTTTTATTCTTCTTTCTTGACGTTGTCGCTCTGTCATGTTAAAGCCCCCTTTTAGATAGTAAGCCCCCCCTTATTAGGGGAGGGCTTTTACTTAAATGATTCTACATGTTATGAAATCTTTTCCTTTATAATTTTTGCTCTCTCTTCGGTACACCTTAATACTATAAGTTGTCTCTCCCTCTTCGCTCATGACCTCATAAATTTGTGTAAATGAATTCCAAAAGCTTTCTGAGCCTGTAACATACACCTGGTCATCTTTATCAATTATTACATACTTCACATAGTCGACAGTATCAGATTTTTCATTGTGAATATTAATTACTGCCCATTTATCCACGTCAATAATTAGATCACCAGACTGCGTGGCTTCGTCGAGTTGAATTGCATCCGTTAAATCAGTATACCTAAGCTTTTCTCTTGCTGTCATCACCCATGTTGCCTCATTAACCGTTGCTTTATACTCTGCCATTATTCAACCTCCTTCTTTGACGCTCTGGGCGGAAGTTCTACAGCGTGCTCAATAAAGGTTTCTTCTGGCATTCCATAAAGCTTCTCACAAATTGTTAGTTCAACCACCGATGTTGGAATTCTCGAAGAAGTTGTGTACTGCTTCCTGAGGATGTTCATAGCCTTGTCTTTGTTTGTGATTTTCCCGGGAATGTTATAAGTTACTTCTTCCAGTACGTTTTCAGATAGATTAGCTATCACTGCTTTTACTTCTGTTGATAAAATTGTGCGTGTTACCATTTTTGCCATTTATTTTCCCTTTCTGGACTGTCATCATCAGGCACGGGTAGTCCATCTCCCGGCGACACCTCATTTGAGGTGTTTCGACTTAAATTTTATTGATTGAGAAAAATTGAACATCAATGTATTTGCAATTTATATATTTCAAAATCAATAGTTCTGGTATACGTGTGCTAGTTTCGCATAAAAACCTGAGTTTATAAGTTGTATTTATATATTCGACAATTAATGTCTCTGTATTCTCTTCCCAAAACTGATAGCACAGTTTCATATTTTGAGACTCAATAAATTGCCCTACAATATCATTTAACATATCTACCTCACTATTCTGGCCGGGTGTGGCGGCCCGGCCTATTCAGGAGTTCGGGGGCTTCATTTTCTGCCACAATTAGAGTATAGCATATTTTAGTGCTATAATGGTTACAAAAGTGTTACAAAAGTATTACGTTTTCAATCAATTGACCTTTCAAATAATCATGCATATTTTATTCACCTCCTTATCCAGTTCATCGCCATTTTTCATACATTGCCATCACTTCAATTTCATTTTCCGCAAATTGGTGAGCGTCATGGTTCTATTCTTCTTCGCTGTTCTCGTGTGCTGCGTTGAACTCGTCTTCAACTTCTTCTAGTGCTTCACTGATTGCCTGAGCTAACAAGTAGCATCTGATAGTAACATCCATCCATTCAAATTCTTCATTCAAGAATTTTTCTCCGACTGTTTCCGTATTAGTTCCAAACTCTTCGCAAGCATCATTTAACAACTCGATGTTATCCATAACATATTCCTGAGCCTGATAGCGATTAAATGTATAACTTCCGCTTGCGTTTCCGGTTACGCTGTCCACTGTCCATAAGTCATCATTAAGTGACTGCTCTAACTCTTCCAAGTCTTCAAATTCTGAGAAGTTTACTTCATTTCTGATATAATCCAAAACGTCATTCTTTACTGCTTCGTTGTAGTTATAAGTTGTGTTTATCATAATTCCCACCTTTTAACCTTTCTATATATGTATTACGTTTTCAGTCCCCGAACTGATTGGCAATTACCATAATTAACTCAGCTATGATAATTATTAATAATATGTTTGTCATCTTACCTCCTTTCAAGCCCCGATTATTTTGGCCTTTCATCTAACGACATCAATATTAAATTCACTTGATAATAATTCTTCAAATTCTGGATCAAGGTGTAGGTATCTTGTTAAAAATTCCTCCGGCATACAAGGCGCAAGCTCGCAGTGTACTTGTTCTCTGATTTCGTCAACCATATATGTAGCGATATCATCCAGCATAACTTGATTTACATCTGACAATTTTTTCATTGTTATTTCCCTTTCTGGACTGTCATCATCAGGCCGGGTAGTCCATCTCCCGACGACACCTCATTTGAGGTGTTTCGACTTATTTATGTGAGTTGATAAATTCAATTACTTCAGATAAAATGTCAATAACAAGATTGCTTTGATCAGATACCTCTGAATATTCGTCATAGGTAATATCATTATTACTGTAGTGTCTATTATAACCCTTTTGTAATATTTGCTCCATTCTGATCTTATCCGCTAATAATGCTTTTAGTGTATCAACATTCTTATACTCAATACACATGTATAGCACTTTTGTGATCGTACGATGCCTTAATATCAATTCTTCATAATGATCATAAAACAAGTCAATATCATAAATTGCGTCATTGAGTTGCTCAGTTATTTCAGATAATTTCTCTCTAAGATATTTAATCATATTTTATTTACCTCCTTATCTTTATTACAAGTATATTGTATCATATTAATATTACTATTTCATCACCTTTTTATTACATTTATATTAAGTTATTTTTTTAACAATCAGTGCTAACGTGAGCGCTGGATTGGGTGGAACCTGAAGGGGGGTCTCGACGAGTG